CCCCCACCGTTTTTGATGGCCTTGATATGATCGATATCCCTACCCGTTCGATCAATCCCTTTTGCATCGTAGAAGCGTCTAGCTTTTTGACGCTCAAGAAAACCTTTTACATCACCACGGTTTTTTTGTAACTGGTACTCATGTCTCCAGTTTCTTTTTGGACCAAGCTTGGTAGTCATTCAAAAGATTCTTTCTTATGCATTGAATAATCTACATTGTATTCAATACCACTATGTATTCAATACAAATAAGGTCTGCCCCTTGGTGAGGGCAGACCTAGCCTTATCCTAGATCTGCCTTCACATTTCTGCCCCTCGGAGCCGGTAATGACCCGCCAGCCTTTTCGTGTAATGGGTGCTAGCTTCGCCGCCCAATCCGGATGTTTCAACACTTCCCACGGTCTCCGGTGTGCTACTTGCGCCCCGCCGTTTTTCACCGACAACGCAAGAAGATCGTCAGGTTAAATCAAATTCAAAAAAGGTTGCAAGAACTTTTGGTGCAAGCATCTCGTAAAGCTGGTGCTAGCCCGGCATTGCCCGCACGGTATGAACGTTTAAACGTTGAGTAGAAGATACCTGCTGTATCCGAAAGTCCATGAGATTAAAAAGTACCGTCACAACCGTCACAACCATCACAACCAGTGTTACCGGAGTTACCAAAGTTACTGGGACCCCCACAAAAACAACAGGCCGTTTAAACGCAGAATGAACTTTCTAGTACCCATTGGTTCTAGAAAGTTCACCTTGTTTTTTGAATCGCACCGGGTGCGCACCGGGTGCGCACCGGGTGCGGTGACTGTGAGAAGCATGTTCGTGTGAGACGTGTTGACACCAAATAAGAACATGTGCAGAATTCGTTTTGTCCAAACGATTAGCCTCCAATGGACTAGACCTTCCCACAGGGTCGGCAAGGGAACCTACTCGGTTCCCTTGTTTTTTTCTAGCCGCTCTACACGTATCTCTGTGCGCGGCTTTTCCTTATCCAAACCCCAGTAAATGTGCTTCTCTTTGACCTGTCGGTCATTCTCGTAAGCTATGCCTTGCAGCAGATCCAAGATCAATGACTCGTCCAGGTCGGGCCTGCGGCTGGCGTAAAAGATCTTCATATGAACAGCTACATCGCCGTCAAACATCAGGCTCACAGATTGAGCTGCCTCTGCTTGGCGTTTAAACGACTTGACGTATACCAGTGCTTTCTCAGACTTTATGAATAAGGGCTTCCCGCGAACATAGACCATCTTCCTGGAATTAGCTTTAGAAGCCGGTTCACCTAGGATGCATAGTGCTAGTGCTTGCATATTGTTCGTGTTAGCATTACCATCAGATTTCATTTTCGGAGGCTCCATTTGAAAATTACCAACAAGCACAATGTTCCCGCAACGTTGTTCGCATTAGCATCCCGCAGTTATTACTCAAAAGGCAAGTCTGATTATTCAGTCACTGAGATCATCAGCCCACCGCAGATCCAGGTTCTCAGGCGCAAGCATTGGGAAGACATGGAGCAGGACGTGGCAGATATGCTTTGGTCCCTGCTTGGTTCTGCCCTGCACGTGGTGGCAGAGCGTGGACAGGCCGAGGGTCATACAACAGAGGAAAGGCTACACGTCCAGGTCGATGATGTAGTCCTGTCAGGTGCCATTGATTTGCAGCACGAAGAGAATGGCGAAATCATCATCACGGATTACAAGTTCACTTCAGCATGGGCACTGCGCCAGGACAAGCCAGAATGGGAGGCCCAGCAAAACATCTATGCGTGGCTTGTTTCTAAAGCCAAGGGCAGGCCGGTCAAGGCAGTCCGTATCTGCGCCTTAATCCGCGATTGGAGCCGTCGTGAGGCCGCTATTAAGCTGGACTACCCCCAGGCTCCCATCCAGGTCATAGAACTGCCCCTGTGGCCCCTAGAGAAGACCCAAGCCTATATCCAAGAAAGGATTGATCTACACCGCGATGCAAAGGTCCGGGCAGATTTTGAAGAGGATCTGCCGCCCTGCAGCGAGGATGATCGATGGATTAGGGAAACTACCTACGCAGTGAAGAAAGAGGGCAGGAAGACTGCTGTTCGTGTTTTCGACAATGAACCTGATGCCAAGTCTCTTGCAGATGAGGTCAAGGGATTTGTTGAGATCCGCAAAGGTGAAGCGGTTCGCTGCACCGGAAATTTCTGTGGTGTCAATAAATGGTGCAAACAATATCAATCAACCTTCATAGGTGGTTGAGGATGGGAACAGCAATTGATCAGTGCAGAGAATTATTTAAAGAGTGGGCAAGCGAAAAACACTACTTACTTGAACAAGAAAAAAGTGGACTTTATAAAAATGCTTTTACTGAATCTGCATGGCAAGCATGGCAAGCTGGAATTATAGCTTGGGGTTATTGGTTGGATGGGTTTATAGAAAAAAAGGAGAAGTTGAATGAACGTGTATCAAAAGTTAAACCTCGCAAGAGAAAAGTTTCATCAGTCTGAAATACGGAAGTCTGGCCACAACAAGTTTGCAGGCTATAACTATTTTGAGTTGGGTGATTTTGTTGTCCCTGCTCTGCATATTTTTAAGGAAGTTGGATTGACTTCCATAATTTCTTTTCAACCCGAATTTGCATCGATGAAGATTGTTAACTCTGAAAAACCAGAAGAACAAATTTCAATCAACAGCCCTATGTCAGAGGCGTCTCTCAAAGGTTGTCATCCGGTGCAGAACTTGGGTGCAGTCGAAACCTATATCCGTAGATATCTGTGGGTGGCAGCATTAGAAATTGTTGAACATGATGCGTTAGACGCTACAACCGGATCGTCAGTCATTGAAACTAAGGAGGCTTTGAAAGAAGAAACAAAACCAAGAGAAATAAAATCAAAAGAGCAAAAGAAAGAATTAACAGTTGATGGTGCGGTTATCTCGTCTGAAGAACAAAAATTTGCATTGGGTGAAGATGAGCAAGCTGCATTTGTAGCATCAATGATTGAGTGGGGCGATGCATGTGAAACCGCTGAATCTTTGAAGAACCTTTGGAAAGTCAATCAAAAAACAATTGACCATATGAAGGTGAGTAACAAAGCCGAATATAATCGTTTGCATTCGGTTTTTGCTGAATTAAAGAAAAACTTTCAATAAGGAGTGTTATTAAATGGAAAAGCGTATCAATTCTGGTGTTTTGTTCGCAATGGGAGCCAAGATTAATCCTAAGTCTCCTGACTACCAAGGTGATCTTTATATCGATCTCAATGGCATGGATGTCAAAGATGGTAAGGTCGAGATCCGTATAGCTGGTTGGAAGAAACAAACCAAAACAGGATCAACAATGTTGTCGCTAGCGGTGGACAGATACGAAAAGAAAACTGCAAACAAAAATCAGGGGGCTAATCAAGTTGAAGACGATCCCTTCTAATTTGACGTTACGTGATTACATAGCTGTCCATGCCATGCAAGGTCTGATGACTCTTAATCCAAAAGAGTTGTCAGAAATGCGTGGTGAAAAAATTAATATCAATCTATCTAGAATGGTTTCGCAAGTTGCGTATTCCGTTGCGGATGAAATGTTAAAGGAAAGAGAAAATGCAAAAACGTAAACCTGGGCGCCCCAAGGGTGTGAAAAACAAAACCGCCTCTGTCAAAGTTAACTTCAAGGAGGCTATTCAAAAAGCAAGTGATGATTTAAAAGCTACAAATCACATAATGGGTTTAAATCACACCATTAATCATTTACAAGCTGATTTAGCAAATCTACAACATCAGGTCATTGGGTATAAAGCTGTAATTTCTTATCTTGAAAATCAGCTTGGACTAAAGGCATCGCAATGACTGCTCTGCAATTTGAGGCTGTGAAGGTTGCGTTTAAACAAGATGCAACCGGGTGGGTTCTCACAATCAAGATTCATCCCGATGAAGTTCCTGAGGAGTTGCTCAGGGATTTTGTCGGAGCTAGATACATGGTTGCTATGGCCAGGATCAATGATGACGAGACTCCCGTTCCTATAAACAATCGGGTCAAACGTGCAGCAATGCTTTGCAAGGATCACAATTTTCAAAACTATGTGAACTTTCTTGTTGGCATTCCCAAGACCGAACAAGCTGCCGTGGATTTCGTCTATGACATTTGCTCCATCAAGTCCAGGACAGAACTCAACGGTAATCGTCACGCTCAGACCCAATTCGATCAAATGATCAAAGAGTTTGAAGAATGGAGAGATAAGGATGTCCCGTTTTAAGACAGTTGCACCGGTGATGATCTACGTTGAACCTACAGAGTTGGCAGAGTTAAAAAACTTTGCAAGACAAAAAAAACTTACTGTTTCTTCTCTTGCTCGTGAGGGGTTGCGAATGAGAATGGCAGGAAATAAAAATTTATACAACAAAGGTTTCAATGAAGCTTTGGATGTTGTAATTAAGATTGCCCATAAAACAGAAGGAGCAAAAATAACATTTCCATCTGGTAAAACTTTTAGCGATTTAATTTGCGAGGAGATTGAAAAGTTTAGAAGAGTTCAGGAGATGAAATGAAAGACTTAATTGATTTCAAAAAGATTTGGGATTGGTGTTCTTCTAAGTGGCGAACATCTTTTGGGTGCGTAGTGCTTGCACTCATTGCGTTCGTGCTTGGGATTCTGTGGAAGGATAAGCAGATCACTGAGGACTGCCGCTTCATGGGATCGTTCCGCGATGGTACGCAGGCTTATAACTGTCAGCCGAGGGTGAGATGAGCGACTTGAGAAAAACTCCATGCAAAGGTGCCTTTAAATTTTTTTTAAATAATAAAAAACTAAAATACAACATTGTTTACAACGAAGAGCAGGAGAAGTTTTTGTGGAAAATTTGGCGTATGGCGTGGGTTTTTGGTAAGCAATATGGAGCTATGGAAGAACAAAAAATACTTGCCAATGATGGAAGAACTAACTCTAGGCCATTGCTCACGGATCAGCAAATGAAAGACATCTGGAATAACTCAAATCCCAGAACGGGTAAACAATTTGGTAGAGCTATAGAAATTTATTACGGAATAAGAAAAAAAAACGTATGAAGATTATTCTTTTTGGCGTAATGGTTGGCTTGGCTTATTTTCTTTTTGACAACGCTTTGGACCGACAGTACAACCGAGGCTTTTCAGAAGGTCGAGGCATGGCACTAAATACTAACCCGCCGAGCGAAGAGTTGGAGATGGTCTGTGCAGGGCTGTGGGTTGGGGAGCAAAACAAAATGTATTTCCAAAAGGGATTGAAATGATTTTAAATAGTTTGGAAGAACAAGTTATTAAATATCTTGATGGACGAAAAACTTTAGTAACAAGTAAACAAATTGTTAAAGTTTTAATTCGTAGTGATTCATATGTTAAGTCGTTGTTATTGCAAATGGAAGAAAAGGGTTTAATTAAATCTGTAAGATTTGGATCAACAAAACTGTACGCGAGACAATGAAAATAAAAGACGTTCTGGATCAATACGAACAACACCTACAGAAAACGGTGTCCTATAACCGAGCCAAGATAGCTATTAATAACCTATCTTCGCTATATCCCTACGACATAGGAGAGGTGGCAAAACAGGTCAATAAGTACATTGACAATAGATCTGCCTCGCCCGGGACAATCAACCGGGAGCTGACGGTCCTGCAATCAGCTCTGCGCTGGGCGTTTAAACGCGGAGACATTGAGCTGCTGCCGTCTATTGCTAGGCTTCCGTCTCCTCCTCCCAGGTCTAAGTTTCTGACCGATCAGCAGGTTCAGGATTTAAAGAATGCCTCGGTGGATCATCCCCAGGTAAACCTATTCATCCGGATAGCCCTGATGACCGGCCAAAGGAAGGAAGCAATCCTGTCTCTTAAATGGGATCAGGTGGATTTTGAGGTGGGACTGGTGGATTTTAACGATCCATCCATATACATGCCTCACCGAAGAAAAGGACGTGGGGTAGTACCCATGTCAGAAGCCCTCAGAACGCTATTGCTGCAGGCCAAGACAGACTCAATGTATGTCATCAACAAGAACGGTAAAAGGGTTAGAGATTTCCGGGTCGCCTGGGAATCCGTTATGAAAAAGGCCGGTCTGGACATTACCCCCCATGTCTTGAGACACACGGTCGCTACCCACTTGGCCCAAAAGAACGTCCCCATGCCACAGATCTCCCGGCTCCTGGGCCATCGCAGCACCGCGATAACCGAACGGGTCTATGCCAAGTACTCTCCCGATTTCTGCCGCCAGGCTGTAGCCCATTTAAACGCATGATCATCGAGCTAAACGATGCCGAGCAAAGACTTGCTCGATACCTAGCCTTGGCCAGATACAGGAACAACAGGAAGAAAGGGATAGTCAATCATCGAATCGGTCCTCAGTCAGATGAATTGACTGACCTGGAGGGTATTGGTGGTGAGATAGCTTTCTGCAAGATGATGAACCTGTACCCAGACTTACAGATCGAATACATTCCTGGATATGATTGTGTTCTACCTGACGGAACTAAGGTGGATGTTAAAACAACTAAGTATGAGAACGGCAAACTTCTATCTGTTCCTTGGAAAGAACCCAAAGACATTGATGTGTTTGCGTTAATGATTGGGGGGATTCCAAGATATCGTTACGCAGGAATGATGAAGGCAAAAGAACTTTTGCAAGAACATCGTAAACAAAATCTTGGACATGGAGTAGTTTATGTTGCTACTCAAGACGAACTTTATAAATGAAGAAAGATGAAAAAAAGCATCTCTCTGAAGTCGCATCACTTGGATGTTCCGTCTGCAGAAGATTGGGATTTCTTGGGACGCCTGCTGAAATCCATCACATTAGGGCTGGACAAGGATGGGGTAGGTCCAGTCACTTTAATGCAATTCCGTTATGCCCAGAACACCATAGAGGTCGAACTGGAGTTCATGGACTTGGAACAAAAAGATTTGTAAAACAATACGGATTTACAGAGCAGGAATTATTGAATGAAGTCTATCAACTCATCAAAGAATTAAAATAATGAAATTTTGTTTTCGTTGCAAGAAATACTACCCATCCGAAGAGATGAGGCCAAAGTTCAATCAAAATGGTAGATGCACAGGTATCGAATGCTTGAACTGTATCAAGCAAAAAAAGACCCCTACCGGAGGGCAGGGGTCAAGAGGAGTGTATACAAAAACCGAATCTCAAATCGCGTCAGAGATTCAAGATTAGGATATCTGTTTCTTTACCATTTGGATACGGGAAGTCATATTAACCTCTGCGGTCCTGATGTTATCCAAGACTTCCCTCTTGCGCTCTGGGTCCATCTTGGAAATGAGAACAGATTGACGAAGTTCACGAAGGTTTTTCATATCCTTATCCATAGCAAGAACATAGGGCTTGATCGCAATAAGTTTTGCACCTTTGTCTTGTAAATACGAACGTAAATCTTCTAAGTTTCCTGTTCGCTCTAGGTAGTTGATTGTTCGTGTTGCCTCTTCAACTTGTCCCTTTAGATCGTAGTAAGCACTGATCGTTCCTGTTCCTTTTTCGGATGCAAAGAATCTTTTGATTACAGGTAATTGTTCTGCTTTCATCGCGGCTTTGGTTGGATCACCTTCACCACGCATGATGGAGTCAATAGCAAGAACAATGTAGGTTCCAATCGTTCCTGTATATCCACGAATCAAGTTGTCAATTTTGATTGGTGAAAGACCTGTTGACTCGCCAATATCTTTTGCAAGCAATGATGTTCCGGTTGTGGCCTGGAACTTGGGTGCAACGTCTTCCATTCCCTTGCCAACAATAGGCTGTCCGGTAAAGAAAGAGTAGTTTGCTATGTTCTCAAATATTGGAAGAACAGCCTGTGGTATTGGATTAAATGCCAGGGTTGATGTTAAGTTCCTAGCTACTGATTCTTTTAGATCTTTGCCGGTGTCTTGACCAAACCAATACTCCAAAATTCGCTCAGGAAACACTTTAAATACAGTACCGATTTCAAACGGAATTGGAATGCGAACATTTCCCATGATCCAGTAATTATCTCTAACCTCTGGCTCTGCTGTCTTGTACTCTTCAGAATCCGATGCTAACGCCCAGTACATGGCTGAAAGACCAAGGATTGTTAGCGAACGGGTAAGGAATGCTTTCTGTTGCATCTCTCGACTTTGGGTTGCCATCTCTCCAAAACCGGCGCGGTACAAAACATCCAGACCTTGGATACGGGCGTTCATAAATGGAACTACTGAAGTTAAAATCCTAATTAGTGCAGAGTTACCACGGCGAGAGAAGTTCAAGACCTCCATTGCCTGGTACATAGCCTCTGCTTCGTTGCCGGTTTCTTTTAGAACACGTTTGTAGACCTCGGCACGGGTAGCCACGTCAGAGGCTGTAGAACCCTTTTCCAGGGCTTCCCATACCTTTGTGACCGGCCACAGGGCTAACTCCATAGGCTTGCGTGTTCCTGACCTTCTGCGGAGTTCTTTCTCTACTTCCCTGGCGGTAGCTTTAACATCACCGGCAAAGTCGTAGCCGGTAAAAAGTCCTGCCTGAGCCAATGCACGGGCCTCGGGGGACATATTTGCCAAGGCAGCTCCATACTGTTTAAACGTATCAACAACAGGGATCATGTTTTGACCTGTCGTCACCCATGCCTGGAGCGAGTCGCGCATCAAGTTAGCCAGCATGAATCCCGGATCTCTAGTGACTAGGTTTCTTAATGCTTCGGCTGGCTTAGAAAGTAAATCAAGGAACGGTAGCTGTGGGAGGTTTAAACCCTTTACAGATTCCACCAAAAGTGGATCTGCCACTTTGTAATACTTGGTTAGGCCGTTCTCTTTTACGGTAACGATGTCTGTTCCAATTGCGTCTCTTGCCTGTACTTCCTGACCCAGACCAAGATCAACCACGTCCCGAACTATTCTCTGGGCTGCAACGTTCTTCATACCAGCTTCGATGGCAGCACGGGAGTTACGGACTATGGTCTCCATGAAGTCTGCAAGAGGAGCCTCGCCGCCCTTGAGTTTCTTGGGCTTGGCTACACCGGAAATGGCAGAGAAGACTTTTGGGCCAACCGTCCTTTCGCCATCCATCTGACGGTAGAACGGAATGTAATCCCAGTTTTTTGTCCAGATCTGGGCATCTTTATCAGAGATGACTCCGGTATCTTTCATATACTTAACCAGACCCTGGTTGTACTTCTGGTACTCATCAAAGACCTGTTTAAACTCTTTGTACTGAGATTCCAAAGCTTGACCGCGTTTTATATCATTTGGGTCATTAAATAATTTTTCACGGCCCTCAGCGTCCAATCTACTGCCACGTTTTGTTGCAGCGTAGTATTGGAACATCTGGAAGATATAGGGGTCGTTGTACTTCATCAGCGGTTCAAAGATCGGGATAAGACCTTTGACCGTACCGTTTAGATCAGAGACGTTCGTGTATCCCTTCTCATAAACAGGAACACCATTACGAAATGATGATGCAGCTACCCCAGCAGCGCGGTCTGAGAACAGTGCCGCTGCTATGGATGAGACATCTGCAAGAAATTCCTTGTCTCCAAACTTAGCTGCCTTAGCCTTGGTAAGTCGTTCAATGCCTTCGTACTTATTGATAATTCCCTGACGGAACTTGGCTCTTGCTTCTGCAGAGAAAGAACCAACTATCCGATCAGCAAACCCCTCTTCTTGACGCACGGTTGTGGTGCGGTCAATAGCTTGTGCAGTGAGCGGATCAATGTTCTGCTTGAGAGAAGTTTTGATTGAATACTTAATCTTTTTGGTATCAACTTCAGATTTTTTGCCTTGATAGTTAACCGGTGTGTCATGGTTCAGAATGACCATCATGTCCATACTAGGAACAGCATAGCCATCGTAGCCAGCGTCCACTACTGATGACTCAAAACTGTTTAGATCTTTGTCTGCCTCGTTGTACAGG